ATGGAGATGCTGTTGCGGGAGGCCCGCGAGCACGACGCCGAGGCCGGGGTGCCGCCGGAGGTCGCGGAGGAAGAGGCGCTGTGGGAGGCGCGCGCCGAAGACGCACCGCCGCCGGAGGATGAGCCGCCAGCCGCGCCCGGCGAAGCGTGGGACCGCGACCAGGGCGGCGAGGAGCAGGCATGACGATAGATACGGCAACGCCGGAACGCCAGAACCGTTATATCGAGCCAGCGTCTCTCATTGAGGCAGAAGAGAGACTCCTCCTCCTGAAACAGCGCAAGTCGGAAATTGAGGTCCAGTTGGGCGACCGAGATCGCCGCCATCCAGATGGGCAGAGGCTAGACGGCGAGGAATATTGGGCTTGGCGGCATTCGGCTATTTACGCCAAGGGGCATGCGGAGAGAGAAATTCTCGAACTGAAGCGCTGGATTAGGGACGAGAAGTTTCGGGGGCGCGAAGAGAGTCGACAAATCAGGGCTGAGATGGCCAATGTAAATCTCAATGACCCCCTGAGTTTGATAGCTGGCGCTCACCGTCTTCTTGGACGGTTGGGATATGACGGGGTTCAGTTCAGCGATGAGGAGAGAAGCCTCATTGCCTCGCTCCGCTATTCCCTGAGGCAATCCCATGTTCCGCCGGACGCCGGCGACGAGGGGACGGCATGAACCGCTGCTCGTTCTGCGGACGCCGCCACCACGAGGACTCGCTGCGCCCGTTCCGGCCCGACTGCGCGGACGGCGATCCGCGCCCGGAGCAGACGGGCGGCAGCGTCTACGCCTGCGCCCCGTGCGACCGGAAGCGCGAGCGCTTCATCCGGCAGTTGGAGACGAACCGCCGTAACTGGACGCGGCTCAAGAGGGTGGCATGATGCGTACCTACCGTTTCGAAGTCGGCGCCTACGACCTCTCGGTCCTGGTCAAGCGCCTCAAGCCCATCGTCGACCCCGACTCGGCGATGCCGATGTTCCACTCTCTCTGCCTGCGCACGGACGTCGACATGCTCCGCGGTTACGCCACGGACGGCATGCGCTGGGCCTGTCAGGAGGTGCAGTACCTTGTGAAGCCGAAGGGGCCGCCGGACGAGCTGGTGCTGCCCGTCAGCGCTCTTGTGGCCTGCCTGGAGGGCATCTCACAGAAGAAGTTGAAGCACTTGGCCGTAACCGTGTCGGTTCGGGCGAAGACCTGCCGCCTTCGAACGGACTATCACTCCGTCTACGTCGCGCGAGAGGAGATCGACTTCCCTGACTTCGACGGCATGAAGCCGAGGGGTGAGGAGGGAGCCGTCCGCGTCACGGTCAGTGCCTTGATGATCTCGGACTTGGGCCGCGCCGTCGAGCGGGACGGCGAAGTGCTCGTCCACCTAGAGTTCGCTGACCCAACGGGCCATAGCGCCATACCGTTTTCGACGCCGCTGGGGACGTTCTACGGCGGGCTGATGCCCAGCTTCGCCGACGATGACTTCCGCGTGAAGGCGCTGGCGAACGCGACCGTCCGATGACGCAGCAGGCGCTACAGGGAGCGTGCCGGTTCTGCGGCGCGATGTCCAGCCCGGAGACGCAGGCGGTGCACATCGTGGAAGAGGTCGCCCGCGAGCACCGTATTCCCGCCCAGGACATCTTCGGCAAGGGGCGGCAGCGTCACCTGGTGGACGCCCGCTCGTGCGCCATCCGGCGCATTCGGGAGGAGACGAACCTGCCGCTCACAGCGATCGGCAAGCTGTTCGTCATGGACCATTCGACGGTCCTTCACCACCTGGGGCGGAACGGGAAGGCTGCGGCGGCGGAGCCTAGCGGCGGGGATCGCGTCTGAGAAGCGTCCTTGTCGGGCTCGCGGTGGCGCTGCTACTGGCGGGGCTCGGCGGGATCAGAGGAGACGAACATGCGTGGGATCGTGACAGCGTTCATACTCCAAGCCCTGCTCGTGAGCATCGCGTGGCTGGGCTACTGGGCAGACCGGATAGCGTTCTACGGCGCGCAGGGCCGGACCCCGGAGGCGGCGTTCGTGCTCGGGCTGGTGGCGATAGCTGGCTTCGTCTGGCTCTTGACGCGGATGGCCGCGAACGGGCACCGGGCGAAGGTGGAGGCGCGGCTGATGGAGCTGCGCCTGGAGCCGCCAACGCTGGAGCAGATGGCCCGCTTCGAGACGTGGCAGAACTACTACGGCCTGACGTACCCCCGGACGCGGCGGGTGCGGTAGCGGATGCGATCTGCTCCCTGCCTTGGCCCTGCGCGGAGGCGTTGGCCGTCGCCCGCTGCGAGAGCACGCTGCGGCCCGACGCCGTCTCGTGGACGGGTGAGTCTTTTGGCCTGTTCCAGATATCGAGCATCCACGCCTATCGTTTCGCCGGCTTCTGGGAGCGCTGGAGCGATCCGGAGGTGAACACGGATTGGGCGTGGGAGTTGTGGCGCGAAAGCGGCTGGCGACCGTGGAGTTGTCAGCCGTGATGAGCGCAAACGACCCAGCCATCTATGCTACGCGCCACACATGCGGGCGAATTGTCGCTGCCGCCGTCGCCGACAAGGATGCCGCGCAGGACGTGGCGCGATGGGCCAAGGAAGGGCGAGCCATCGAGACAATCAGCTTAGAGCCGGACCCCGCTGAGGAACTGGATGCCTAAAGGGCAGTGGCTTCGGCGGACCAACTGGACACCGGATCGGCTACTCGCATTGGAGGAACTGCTGGCGAGAGGCTTGACCGATGATGCTATCGCGGTGCGCCTCGGTAAGACCGTCAACGCTGTCTGCCTCGCCCGCAAGCGTCATGGCATCCCCTGCCGCCGAAAGCTGATAAGCACGCAGCGGGGTATCTCTCGGCTCATGGGGGTGTCCTGCCAGAAGACGGTGGCCTGTTGGATAAAGCGTGGATGGCTGCGTTCAAGGCGGGGAGCCAGAATAGGCCGCCACTTCGAGCGCTACGTCAGCCGGGAGCAGCTCCTGACCTTCCTTGAGAACCCCGCCCACTGGCACGTATGGAGGCCAGGGCTCATCACGGAGCCGAGTCTGCGGGCCTGGGCGCTCGATATGAGGACAGTCCGCTACCTATGTTCGGGGGAGGTCGGTCGTCTCCTGTCTGTGCATCACTCCACCGTCAACACCTGGATCGGCAAGGGTCTACTGCCCGCGCAGAGGTGGGGCAACTGGTGGATACGGGAGAGCGACCTGGCGGGCTTCATCCCGCCGGGCGAACGCTCGAAGCATGGCATGAATGCTCAGGCGCTGGGCCCGCGCGGAGCTGCTGACCCTTTGGCGGCTGCGCGAGGAGGGCCACACTTGGCGTGAGATCGCAGCCTCCTTGCCGGGACGCAGTGTGGCGGCGGTCTATGGAGCCTGGCACAACCGGCAGACGGGGCGACTTCGGGCCTTGTCGCAGATGACGGGAAGTACGACATGACGAAAGAACCGAAGCCCGATATCGAGAAGCTCTTTTGCTACGTCTGCCTGACCACCACGGACTTTGAGGTGGCCTGGGAGAGCGCCCACGTCGTGGCCCGGGGGAGCGCCCACGTCGTGGCCCGGGGGAGCGCCCACGTCGTGGCCCGGGGGAGCGCCCACGTCGTGGCCCGGGAGAGCGCCCACGTCGTGGCCCGGGGGAGCGCCCACGTCGAGGCCTGGGAGAGCGCCCACGTCGAGGCCTGGGAGAGCGCCCACGTCGAGGCCTGGGAGAGCGCCCACGTCGTGGCCCGGGGGAGCGCCCACGTCGAGGCCTGGGGGAGCGCCCACGTCGAGGCCTGGGAGAGCGCCCACGTCGAGGCCTGGGGGAGCGCCCACGTCGAGGCCCGGGGGAGCGCCCACGTCGTGGCCAAAGGTCCCCTCGCAGTAGCCATCCGCCGCTCGCCGAACGCGAAGGTCAGCGGCCTGCTGGTCGTTCAGGCGTTCGAGCAGAGCACCGACCCGAAGGCCTGGCTGAAGGCCGTCGGTGCGAAGGTTAGCCGCGGTAAGGCGATCCTCTACAAGCGAACGGGCCCGGAGTTCGAGACGCAGCACGGCGTCCGCTACGTGCCTGGCACGGACGTTGAGGCATCCGATTGGGACGGCGGCAACCATGAGTGCGGTGGCGGGCTGCATTTCTGCGGTGAGCCAGCGGCCTGCGACCTCTTCCGCGAGAACGAGGGCGATCGCTACGTCGCCTGCGAGGTCGCCGTGGCGGATATCGTGGTCCACGCCCGGCCCGACTATCCCGACAAGATCAAGGCACGGCGCTGCCGGGCACTCTATGAAGTCGACCGCGAAGGCAACCGCATCGAGGAGGCGCCCGCATCGCAGACCGCCTGACCTGAACCCCTGCCCGCCGCCGGACGAGCTCGCCGGCGGCCAACCGAAGACGTAATCGCAGATAGCGAACACAGCCGAGAAACATCGGCGCGGGGGAACTGACCCCTGCGCCGCCAGACAGGAGGCCGCTCATGGGCCAAGCCCTGCGAAAACCGAAGATCACACCGTTCCCCTCGCGCGCGCGCCCGTCGGCGGGGGGTGGTGTTGGTGATGGTGTTGTTGTTGGTGAACTACATCCCAGACTGGAGTTAGATCAACATCAACACCACAAGCCTACGTCTTCCGAAAAACGTGTGGCGCGCTGGCTGCGAAATCACCTGCGCTTCAACGGGGCGGACGCCTTCGTCGCTGAGGTCGGCGCGAAGCTCGTGCTCGAAGCGCTGCATGACGACGTGCTGATCTGGGAAGGGGGTCGCTGGCAGCCGACGCCGGGGCTCACAAACCCGGCCGGTCTGTTGCGGGTTCAGGTTCGGACACGGCTTCGGAGGAAGGTCTGATGTGCGATGTCTGTGAGACGAAGCCTGAGGAGTGGGCTCACTATTGGCTGGATAGCCTCCTCTCCGAGCACTTCAGGGTGCTGCCACAGATTCCGGTTGGAAAGTTCCGAGTCGATTTCCTCATCCCCGAAGTGAGGTTGGTTGTGGAAGTCGATGGGCGCTCGCACGCCACGAAACTCGATGCGGACAGGAGGCGCGACGTTTTCCTGCGGGGCTTGGGATACGAAGTCATCCACCTGGACAATCTCCAGGCTACCTGGAGGTGCTACGAGGGTGCTCGCTGGGTCCTGCGGGCCATACGGGAGCGGTTGGTCGATCTCGCCATCGAAGAGCCTTGGCGTCAGAACGAGGAGTTGCCAGTGCAGCAGGCTTGGGTTCGCGCGGAGATTGAGACAGGGTTTGTGTTGCCCCCCTTGGCGGAGCTGAAGGAAGGCATGTTCCTCGGTCCCGGCAGGGTCGATAAAGGCCCGCCCCTTCTCTTACGGCAAGCCCTGCAGGCGCTAGAGGTCATGAGCGAGGAGGCGCTGGGCGAACGCACGGAAGGGACTTTCAGTGAAGCATTCGGGCAGGCCGAGGCTGTCATGGCGGCGATTCGTGAACGGCTGGAGGCCTTCTAATGGACGATCTGAGCCGCGCAGTCGCAGCCTTCGAGATCTGGCGGCACCTGGGGCGCCACGGGCTGGCGGACGTGTCGCTGGCGAACCGCCTGGCGCCGGTGGCGTTGGCCTACTGGGCGGCGCTGGAGCCGGACCCGGCGGTGGTGGTGAAGCGATGATGACGATATCGTTCGCCTGGACTACGCCCGCGCTGCTTGCCGGCGTGAAGACGGTCACGCGCCGCAACTGGGAACCGGAGTACGCCGCGCGGTTCCGGGCAGGCCAGCTCGTCGCCGCCTACGACCGCCAGCCGCGCTACCGGGGCCGCCAGGTCGCGACGATCCGGCTAACGCAGGCGCCCTACCGGCAGAGCACGGCTGAGGCGCCTGCGAGCGACTGGGAAGCGGAGGGCTTCGCCTATCTGGAGAGCGTGGGGGCGAAGGTGGACGGGATGCGCCCGAAGGTGCTTTGGCGGGCGTGGCACGTGTACCCGCAGCAGATGTGGGTCGTGCGCTTCGAGCTGGTGGAGGTCGTGGGTGCGCAGGCGGTCGCCGCGAGGCCGGAGCCACTACCGATGGACGTGGCGCTGGGGGCGACGCCGTGAGCGAGCAGAGCGCAATCTCCTGGACGGAAGCGACCTGGAATCCAACCACGGGCTGCGACCGCGTGAGTCCCGGCTGTGCCAATTGCTATGCCCTGGCGATGGCGAAGCGGCTCAAGGCGGCGGGGAATCCGCGCTACCAGAAGGACGGCGGGCCAGCTAGTGGCCCCGGCTTCGGGCTGACGGTTCACCCCGACCTGCTGGACTTGCCGCTGCGTTGGAAGAAGCCGAGGCTCGTCTTCGTGGACAGCATGAGCGATCTGTTCCACGAGGACGTGCCGGACGTCTTCATCGACCGCGTGTTCGGGACGATGCTGTCCGCCCGGCGCCACACGTTTCAGGTGCTCACGAAGCGCCCCGAACGAATGCGGGCTATTCTGACGAATTCACACTTCCGAGAGCGAGTCGCGGGCGGCGGCACATGGCCCCTGCCCAACGTCCATCTGGGCGTCTCGGTGGAGAACCAGCACTGGGCGGACGAGCGCATCCCGGTGCTGCTGGACACACCCGCCGCCGTGCGCTTTCTGTCCTGCGAGCCGCTGCTGGGGCCGCTGGACTTGCGGAAGTGGCTCCGAGACCCGTGTGGTCATCCCAAGGAATTTCATCACCGAGAGCGCGGGTGTCTGTTCGTCTACGAGGATGGGCGGCGGTGCGACTGCCAAGCCGGAGCCCGCATCTCGTGGGTGATCGTGGGCGGAGAGAGCGGGCCGGGCCGCGCCGAACGGAAGCTGGTCGAGCGCTGCTGGCACTGCTGCGACCGTCATCGGATGGAATGCGAAGAGGGTCGCAACGATCAAGCACATCATCATTGGCCGGACGGGCCTCCTGCGAGCACGGCCATGAAACTGCTCGCCTTGGCGGAGCGCCTTGGCGAAGAGTTGTCCGAGCTTTGGGCGGGTCACTGGTGCCCGAAGCCACAGGCGCTGGAGCGGGTGCGGAGCCTGCGGGACCAGTGCGTCGCGGCGGGCATCCCCTTTTTCTTCAAGCAGTGGGGCGGCCCGCACCCCACGAGCGGCGGGCGGCTGCTGGACGGCAGGGAGTGGAGGCAGATGCCGGAGTGAAGCCGCCTGCCCGCTGCCCCGACTGCGGGAAGCCTCGCGCTTACTCTTCCTATCCTTCATACACGCGCCGAAGCCCGCGATGCCGCAAATGCGCCAGCAAGCTCCGAAGAACAAATCGCTATCTAAAGCTGCGCCCGATTGATTGGAGGAAGCCGGAGGCCCGATGTGGGCGTTGTCTCCAGTGGTTCTTGGTGGAAATGATTCGGAACAATGGAGGTGTCTCCCGCGCTAAGTGGCCTATTTGCCTCGGCTGCCGTGAGCAAGGATGGAAATATGCGAAGGGCAGCCTGATGAAGGTTCCCGCCCTGTCGTATTCCCGCAGTGACGGCAGACGCCCCAGAGAATGGGACAGCCGGCCGTATATGCGCGCATACATGGCTCAATACCGCGCGGTGTATCCGGACAAGGTCAGGGCCAGTAAGAGAGCGTACAATCGAACCGAGCGAGGCCAAGATGTGCGGCTCGTAGGGCAGCGGGCCAAGGCGGGCTGGTCGGTCTACGCCGCCCGCAACACCCCCATCGGGCACGGCCCCCGCAAGGGCCACATCCCGAACGTGTAACCAGCAGCACCAGCAGCACCCAAACCCTTGACACTGGCGTGATACGCTAGAGTTGCAAGAGTGCGCCCACAGGGGGCGCGTCAAGGCCCGCCACCACGGCGGGCCTTTTCTATGCCCGTGAACACAGTCCTACAGTTCGCCCTCAAACACGAGAACCGTACGCGGGCGATCCTTATCGGTTACTTCGGTCTCCGTGGGCCCGACGTGGATGACGCCAGCCAGGAAGTGGCGCTTCGCCTGCTAGGATACGATCTGGAGCGCGTCGACTTCCCGAAGGCCCTTTGGTGGACAGTCGTCCGTTCGGTGGCGATGGACTTCTTCCGGCAGCGCCGCCGAGCGCCCGTTCACAACACGCTGGAGGACGGCGCCTGGCTCGAGGATCGCCGGCAGGACCCCGCAGCGGCCCTTGAGACGCGGGAGCAGCTCGCCTCAGCCATGGCTGCGGCCACGCCACGTCAGCGCCAGGCCCTGGCCGCGATGCTCGACGACTTGCGGCCCCTAACGGTCGCTGAGCGCGTCCACCTGTGCCGGCTGCGCCAGAAGCTCCGAGCGGGGGCGATGGCGTGAACTTTGCCAAGCCGCGCCAGATAGACGAGAGCGCCGACCGCGCCGACGCCGGCAAGTGGCGCTGGACCGTCTACAACGACAACACGAAGCGTGTCTACGCATCGGGCTATTGCGGCGACTGCCCAGGCCATGAGACGGCTGACGAAGCGGCGGCCCACTACCACGAGTACCAACTCGACCACATAAGGCTGTCGGAGACCGACAGCCAGCATCACTGCGCGAAGTGTGGCGACTGGACGGCGCTGTGGGCCGACTTGGGCCACGGAGGGAGTTACCCCCTTTGCGCGACTCACCGCACCCGTGATGTCGTCGCCGAACTCAGCGGGCGGCCCGGCGAGGAGTGGTACTCCTGATGCCAATCAGACTCGCGACCCCCTGCCGGACGCCGCGCTGCCCGGCCATCGCCGGACCACGCGGCCTCTGCGCCGGGCACGCGCGGGCCTACGAGCGTCGGCGCGGGACGGCAGCCGAGCGCGGGTACGGGGCCGCTCACCGCCAGTGGAGGGCGGCGGTCTTGGCTCGCGACCCCATCTGCAGGGCGTGCGGGCAAGCACCGTCGCGCGAGGCGGACCACATCACCCCGCTCAGTCAGGGCGGCGGCTGGAGCCTCACGAACGGCCAGGGCCTCTGCAAGCCGTGCCACAGCCGCAAGACGATGACGCGCGACGGGGGACGGGTTTATGAGATCAGCCGGAGTTGGCCTGGCCCTCGGTCGGTCTTGCGAGAATTGCAGTAGAGGTGAGCCGCTTGGAGATTCGCGAGGACGTGCTTCCCTCCCTGGGCCAACGGCATGATGTGATCGAGCGACGCGCTCTTGAGGTCTGGCCATCGCAGGCGGGGATCGATCCGCCGATGACAGACGCCGCATCGCCAAGCGTCGCGTTCATAGATATCACGGGGCCGAATGCGAACGCCGCGCGCCTTCGCCCGGCGCGCTTGCCTCTCAACGTGTGCCTTCTCGCGCCGGCGTGCCAGGACATCAGGACGCAGGTTGTAGGCTCGGCGCCGTTCCCTGACATGGGGAAGGCGCCGATAGGCGCGGCCCTTGACTGCGATCTCCTCCCGGTGTTCCTGGTACCAAGCACGCCCGGCGGCGAGCCGCTGCTCCCGCATATCCGGCGACTCGCGGTAAGTAGTGCGACGGTGCTCTCGGTAGGCGCTCTGGTAGGCGGTGTAGGCATCCTTGTAGCGCTCGCGATAGACGCGCACCCGCTCATTGGTGGCAGCCTTGTGTCGCTGGTAGTAGGCGCGCTGCTTCTCGGCGAGGGCCGCCTTGGTCGCCATGTTGTGCAAAGTATACTACCCCACCTCTCGAAAAATCTCTGACGGTTCGTATCCGGCCTACCGCACCGCAAGCTGATTTTTCTGTGTACGAGTTTGGGGCTCTGACGTGAGGGGACCGCAGCCGAAGGACCCGCAGGTCCGCCAGCGGCGGAATCGGACAGTGACGGCCGCTGATCTGGAGCCAGAAGCGCCGCTCGCTGAGGGACCGGCGCTGCCGCGCCGACCGAGGCGCCGGACGTGGACGAACCTGACGCGAGCCTGGTGGGAGGACATCTGGCGGAGCCCGATGGCGCCGCGCTTCCTGGAGGCGGATGTCCACCAGCTCTATATCCTGGCCGAGCTGGTGGACCGCTTCTGGAGAGAGCCGACCACGGCGCTGGCGGCGGAGATCCGTCAACAACGCCTGGCGTTCGGGCTGACGCCCATCGACCGGCGGCGCCTTGAATGGACGATCAGGCAGCCGGAGGAGGAGAGCCCGGCGCCACAGCGCAGATCGGGACCAGTAGCGGCGACGGGCGACCCGCGCGCACGGCTGAGGGCCGTGAAGTGACGGTCCTCTGCGTGCCGTCTCTGGAGGAGGAGCCTTGGCCGACGCTGGGGCCGCAGGTCTGCGAGTTCATCGAGTCCTATCTGGTTCATGGACCAGGTGACATCCGGGGCGAGCCCGTGCGACTGGACGATGAGACGCGGGCTCTGATCTACCGCATGTACGAAGTCTATCCGCGGGATGATCCCAACGCTGGCAGGCGGCGGTTCAAGCGCGTCGGGCTGTCTAGCGCCAAAGGGACGGCGAAGACCGAAAAGGCGGCCTTGATAGCGGCCGTAGAACTTCATCGGGATGGGCCAGTCCGCTGTGTCGGCTGGGGGGTGCGTGGCGACCCTACGCAGCCTGTGGGCGGGCCAGTTCGCGATCCTTATCTGCCGATGGTTGGGTACACAGAACAGACGACCGAAGAATTAGCGTTTGGTGCGCTGTTGGTGATCCTCTCGGAGGGACGCCTGGCAGGTGACTTCGACATCGGCCTGGAGCGCATTATGCGCAAGGGCGGGGATGGCAAGGCAGAGGCCCTAGCGACAGCGCCCGGCGCCAGGGAAGGTGCCCGGACGAGTTGGCAACATTTTGACGAAACCTGGCTCTTTACCCTCCCGCGCATGGTTCGAACACATCGGATCATGCTGGCGAATATCCCAAAGCGACGGGAGGCGGATGCCTGGAGTCTGGAGACAACAACGGCACCGGAACCGGGGTCGGGGTCGGTGGCAGAGGGAACCATGGACTACGCGCGGGCGGTCGCTGAGGGACGACTGAAGGACTCACGTCTCTTCTTCTTCCACCGTGAGGCGAGCGCTCGCCACGACGTGAGCACTGAGAAAGGGGCGCGGGCGGCCGCCATCGAAGCGCGTGGCCCGGCGGCTCCCTGGTCCGACATCGACAGCATCATCGAGCTTTGGCGTGACCCTCAAACAGACCGGGCCCACTGGGAGCAGGTCTGGACCAACAGGCTTGTTAAGGGTTCCGCCAAGGCGTTCGACGCCATGCGCTGGAGGGAGCTGGCGCGGCCGGGCGTGGTCATCGCCGACGGCGAACTGATAACGCTGGGCTTTGACGGCGCGCGCTACGACGACGCGACGGCGCTCGTCGGGACCCACGTTGAGACCGGTTACCAGTGGCTGCTTGGCCTGTGGGAGCGGCCCCTGGGCGCGGCCGAGTGGGCGGTGCCAGAGCGCGAGGTGGACGCCATCGTGACGGCCGCCTTCGAACGCTGGGAGGTCTGGCGGATGTACGCGGACCCTTACTGGTGGGAGGGCTGGCTGGCTTCCTGGCATGCGCGCTGGGGCGACCGGGTGATGGAGTGGCGGACGAACCGGCTGGGGCAGATGGCGGCGTCGCTTCAGGACTTCGCTACGGCGATCCAGTCCGGGGAGCTGACGCACGACGGAAATGAGGACCTGGCGCGGCACATCGGGAACGCCTGCCGCCGGGTGACGAACCTGCGTGACGGCGAGGGTGAGCGTCTCTATGTGATCTGCAAGGAACGGCCCGACTCGCCGCACAAAATCGACGGGGCGATGGCGGCGGCCCTGTCGTGGGAGGCGCGCACGGACGCGATCGCGGCGGGGGCGGGGCAGCCGGTGCCGTGGGTGGCGGTATGATCCGCAAGGCGCTGGCGGCACCGTTCAGGGCCATCGGGGCGCGCCTCAAGGCTGCGATGCGCTGGTCCGGGCGGACCGGCCCCTTCTGGCAGTTCCTGCTGCCGCGCACCCGTTTCGACTACGGCCAGGAGGTGGGCGACGGGACGGGCAACAGCATCGTCGTCGCCTGCGTCAACTGGATCGCGCGGACCTTCCCCGAAGCGCCGGTGACGGTGCTCGATGAGGGTAGCGACGGGCAGCGCCTTCGGGTGGCGCGCCATCCCTTCCCGCGGCTCGTCGAGCGCCCCAACCCTCACTATCCGGGCCCGTTGCTCTGGTACGCCACGCTCGTCGACAGGACGACGACGGGCAACGCCTACTGGCTGAAGGTGCGAAGCCGGGAACAAGGGGGCATGGACGGCCGGGGCAAGGTCGCGGAGTATTGGTGGGCGCCGTCGTGGACGATGGAGCCGCGATGGCCCGACGACGGTTCGGTGTTCATCAGTCACTATGAGTACCGGCCGGGGCGGATGCTGGAGCCGGTGAAGTACGACCCGCGCGACGTCGTTCACTTCCGCTGGGGCCTCGACCCCGAGAACACGCGCAAGGGGCTATCGCCGTTGTTCTCAGTCTTAAGGGAGCTGTTCACCGATGACGAATGCGCGAATTTTTCGGCGAGTCTAGTGCGTAATTTGGGCGTGCCGGGCCTGGTGATCTCGCCGGAGAGTTCAGCGCCGGGGGCGAGGGTGACACCGGAGAATGCCGAAGAGATCAAGCAGATGGCGATGCAGAAGTTCGGCGGCGACCGTCGTGGGGAAGCTATGGTGATGACGCAGCCTACCCGTGTGCAGGTGCTTTCGTTCTCGCCGGAGCAGATGAATCTTCGCGACCTGCGACAGGTGCCTGAGGAGCGCGTGAGCGCGGTGCTGGGCGTGCCCGCCATCGTGGCGGGCCTTGGCGCAGGTTTGAGCAGGTCCACTTTTACGAATATAGAGGCCCTGATTGAGTTCGCCATCGAGCAGGGGATCGTGCCGATCCAGCGGATCGTGGCCGCGGAGCTGACGATCCAGGCGCTGCCGGACTTCGATGACGACGAGAACAGGACGGTCGCCTTCGATCTGACGAACGTGCGAGCGCTGCAGCCCGACATGGACAAGGTGTACGAGCGGGTGGACCGGGCCGTGCGCGGCGGTTGGGGCAAGGTGGCGGAAGCCAAGCGCGCGGTCGGTCTACCCGTAGGGGTGGACGACGACGTCTACCTGCGGCCGTTTACCATCGTGCCGACCCGCGATGGCAGCGCGCCGCCGGCGATGCCGAAGGGGTTCAAGGCGAGCGATCCGGCTAATGCCTTCGCGCGGCAGGTGGCCGAGTTGAGGCAGCGGATCGCGGAGCGGTTCAAGGCCGACGTGGCGGCGTTCTTCGCGGCCCAGGCCGAGCGGGCGATGGAGCGGCTGGCGGCGGCGGTGACGCTGCGCAGCGGCAACGGTGCGGGCCGCAAGGAGGCCGTGGTGGGAGTGCGGACGCTGCTGCCGGACGAAGAGGATGGCCTGGCGGCGGAGGCGCTCCGCCCGCTCTGGCTGGCGGGCATCGCCGGCGGCTGGGATCTCGCGGCCGAGACGTTCAGCCTGGAGGCGGGTTTCGAGGAGGACAGCGCGGCGACTGCGGCCGTCCTCGGTGAAGCGGCCCACCGCGGCCGGCGCATCAACGACGGCACGAGGGGCGCGCTGACGGACGCGTTCGACGAAGGGCAGCGGCGGGGCTACAGCCTGGAGCAGATCGTCACCGGAGTGCCTGACGACGACTTCCCGGCGCTGCGACAGCGCGTCGAGTCCTACTACGCCGGCCGGCCACAGATAGTAGCCGTCACGGAGGCGATGTGGTCGACCAATATGGGGACGGCCGCGGCCTACCGGGGGAATGGTATCTCGAGGGTGCAGATGGTGGACGGCGACGGCGACCCGGCCTGCGCCGCGCGCAACGGGGCCGTCGTCTCGGTTTCGGCGGGCGAGGCGGCGACGAACACGGAGCACCCCTCGGGGACGCTCAGCCTGGCGCCGGTGATGGCATGAGGAGGAGATCGCATGGATAAGAAGGTCTACACGACTACGGGCCTGGAGCTCAAGCAGGAGGGCGACCAGGGGCTTGTCCGGGCCGTGTTTGCGACGCTGAACGTCATCGACGAGGACGGAGACGTCACGCTCCCCGGCGCCTTCGGCGAGCAGAGCGTCAAGCTTGCGGCCTGGGGCCACGACTGGGGCCACCTGCCCGTAGGCCGCGGCCGCATCTTCGAGGAGGAGGAGAAGGCCGTGTTCGATGGCCGCTTCTTCCTCGACACGATGGCCGGGCAGGAGCACTTCACGACGGTGAAGAATCTGGCCGAGCTGCAGGAATGGAGCTACGGGTTCCGCATCCTGGAGCGCGCTGAAGGTGAGTTCAACGGGCAGCAGGTCCGCTTCCTGAAGCGGATGAAGGTCTGGGAGGTATCGCCCGTCATGGTCGGCGCCGGCGTCGACACGATGACTATAGCTATCAAGAACGGCAATGAGGGCTTGACCTATCTGGAACACGCCGAGCACGTGCTTGCTGACGTGCAGGCGTTCGTCCAGCGCTCGGAGTCGCTTGCTGACTACCGGGCGAAGGAGGGCCGGGCTCTATCGGCTGAGAACCGCGACCGGCTCAAGGAGTTGGCTGAGCGGGCGGCGGCCCTTCAGAAGGAACTCGCCGACCTGTTGGCCGAGACCGAGCCTAGCGCAGAGAAGGCCGGCCAGTTGTACGCGCAGTATCAGCACACTCTGGCGGAGCTGATCCGTCAGGGCGTGCCTGTCACCACGTAGGAGGTTGAGGGTGAGAACAGTCAAGGAAATCCTGGAAATGATCGCCGCGAAGCAGGCGAAGGTCTTCGCCATCTTCAAAGAGGCCAAGACCGAGGACGGCCAGTACGACTTCTCGAAGGTGACCAGCGTCAGCGGGACGCCGGAGGAGAAGCTGGCGGAGGCGCAGCGGCTCAATGAGGAGCTGAACGGCCTGGGCACCGAGCTGACGGAGGCGAAGGGCCTGGCGACGGCGGCGGCGGACACCGCCAAGCGGCAGGCGTGGCTCGAAGAGCCACAGAACCGGCCGCAGCAGCCGGGCGGCGAGGGCAAGGGCACGGCGGAAAAGCCCAGGAAGAGCCTGGGCCAGTACGTCGTGGAGTCCGAGGAGTTCAAGGCGACGATGGGACACTCGCGGAAGTCCCTCAGCATCGAGCACAAGGACATCGACAACCCCATCGCGTACCTGAAGACGCTGTTCCTGACGACGGACGGCTTCCCGCCGGAGTCGACGCGGACCGGCCGGATCGTGGAAGCGGCCCTGCTGGGTCCGCAGGTCCTGGACATCATCCCCTCGGTGCCGACGACCCAGGCGGCCGTCGTGTACATGGAGGAGACGGTGACGACCGAGGCGGCCGCGGAGCGCGCTGAGGGCGCGGCCTACGCCGAGGCCGACATCTCGTACGCTGAGGCGTCCAGCACTGTGCGGAGCCTCGGCGTCAGCCTGCCCGTCACCGACGAGCAACTGGAGGACGTGCCCGGCATACAGGGGCTCCTGAACGGCCGTCTCTCGCTCTTCCTGCGACGCCGGCTGGACGGCCAGGTGCTGGTCGGGAACGGCACGGCTCCGAACCTGAGCGGCATCCTGGACCAGAGCGGGCTGCAGACGCAGGCGAAGGGCACGGACCCGGTGTTCGACGCCATCCACAAGGCGATCACGAAGGTGCTCGTCACGGGCGCGGCGGATCCCAGCGCCATCGTGCTGCACCCCAACGACTGGGAGGGCATCCGCCTGACCAGGACGACGGACGGCATCTACATCCTCGGCAACCCCGCCGACGCGGGCCCGAAGCGGCTGTGGAGCCTGCCGGTGGTGACCAGCAACCAGATCACCGAGAACACCGGCCTGGTGGGCGACTTCGCGACGCACTGCGAGCTGCGGCCGCGCCGGGGCATCGAGGTGGAGGTCGGCTTCGTCGCCGATCAGTTCAAGGAGGGAGAGCAGACAATCCGCGCCGGTCTGCGGACCGCGTTCGTGGTCTACCGGGCGGCGGCGTTCTGCTCCGTCACAGGCATCTAGCAACCGCCTGACCTGAGCTTCCAGAGGGGAGCGGCCTCATTTGGGGGGCCAATTTCTTAGACACCCCCCCCTAGCGGGCCGCTCCCCTCGGCTTCAAGAGGACGGCAAGGAGGAAGGGAAACCGAGATGAGGAAGCAGCTTACGAAGGGGATCGTCTGGCTGGCGCTGTTCTGGCTCATCGGGGCGATGGTGCGTGCCGCGATCATTGAGGGCGGTGTGGTCATCCCCGGCGCCCGGCAGAACGTCCTGGCTGACACCATCGGGGCATCGGCCCTGGGCGTGGCGGCGATCCTGGCAGCGGTAACGGACACCGGCGCGCAGCAGGTGATCACGACTGGCATCAACCCGTTTGACCGGCCGCGGCGCATTACCGCGACGGCGGGCGGGACAGCAGCGGACATTAAGGCGATCACGGTGACCATCGTCGGCCTGGGCGCGAAGGGTGAAGCACTGACAGAAGTGCTGCCCGCCTTCACGGTGAACACGGCAGGAACCGTGACGGGCGTCCAGGTCTTCTCGAAGGTGACGAGCGTGACGATCCCCGCGCACGACGGCACGGGCGCTACAACGTCCATCGGGGCGGCGGGCGCACCGGCCGTAGCGGATACGGACGGCATCCTGGCGGCGGTGACCGATACGGGCGTTCAGCAGGTCATCACGACGGGCCTGAACACGCCCGAGGTGCCGCGCAACATCACGGCGACGGCGGGCGGCACGGCCGCCGACATCAAGGCGATCCAGGTCATCGTCGCGGGCACGAATGCTGAGGACCAGGCGATCACGGAGACGCTACCCGCGTTCACGGTGAACACCGCAGGCACGGTCGCGGGAGCGAAGGCGTTCAAGACGATCACCAGCGTGACGATCCCCGCCCACGACGGCACCGGGGCGACGACGGCGATCGGCTTCGGCGACGTGATCGGCATCGGCCACCGCCTGGCCCGGAACACGCTACGGGCAGCCTACCTGGACAACGTGCTCGAAGGGACGGCGCCGACCGTCGTGTTCGACGCCACCGACCTGGAGGACAACACGGCCGACCTCAATTCGGCCCTGAACAGCACGCCGGTCGTGCTCGAACTGGTCCAGACGTAAGGCGGGAGGACGGCATGGCGGTAACGACTAACAACTTCGAGACGGTGGCGCCGGTTGGGCTGGCGAGCACGAACGCGCTGGTGGCGCTGGCGGCCATCGATACGGGGCCGTGGAAGTCCCTGGCCTACACGATCAAGGTGGCCACGGCCTCGGTGGACTGGACGGTCTTCGGGGCCAACGCCGCCGACTACAGCGATGAGGTGGTGGTGCAGGCCGAGGCGGCTGTAGCGGCCGCGGGCAAAGGCACCTACGTGGTGGCCCAGGCCCCGTATCGCTACTACCGCGTGAAGATCAAGTCGACCGTGGCGGACACGCCCGGCACCGCCACCGTGGTCGGGATCGCGAAGGCCGGCTAGCAGGAGGCTGAGGAACGATGGCACTCAACATCAGTTACATCAAGCAGGAGGCGCCGTCGCCGAAGGTGGCAGTCGATCAGCGGCTCTACCGGACGGCCGACGGCACGCGGCTCGTGCCGGAAGGCCACCCGGACGCGGCCTTCCTCTACTGCACGCCGGGGCACGAGGTGTCGCGGGAGGAGTTCGAGCGCTTCGAGCTTGATCCGAGCCTGGAGGCGGAAGCGGATATGGCGGCGGACCCGGAGTCCGAGATCCCGGGCACTGTCGAGGAGACCGAGGGCGAGCCGGAGGGCGAGCCGGAGACGGAGGAGAGCGACCGGGGGGAAGACGAAGGCGCCCCCGAAGGGGCGAGTCCTGACGCCGAAGCCCCGCCGGAGTCTGAGGCTGGTGAGCAGGCGCCGGAGGGCGAGTCGGACCCCGTCGCCGGGGAGGCGAAGGAGGTAGAGGGGCCACCACAGGACAAGGCCGTCCGCAAGCGGCGCACGAAGAAGGCAAAGGGCTAGCCGTAGATGGCAGTCGATGCAGCTTACGCCACGGCGGCGGAATACCGGAGCAGGGCAGGCCAGTCCGATGCGACCGATACGACGTTGCTGGACGCCCTGCTGGCGGCCGTCTCACGGCTGATCGAGCGGGAATCGGAGCGGTTCTTCGGCATCGATGCGGCGGTCGTCGCGCGGCTGTACGACGGGAACGGCCTGACACGGCTCTACATCGATGACGTGGCGACGGCGACGGGCCTGATCGTGAAGGCGGACCTGGACGACGACTACGCCTTCACCGGGGCGGACGAGACGCTAACGCAGGACACGCACTACTGGATCGGGCCGGCCAACGCGGCGCTGGGCCCGGAGGTCTCGCCCTTCCGGTTCCTGGACATCGTGCCGGCCAACGGCCGCCTGAGCGCGTGGCCGTCTGGGCTGCGCAAGGTGCAGGTGACGGCGAAGTTCGGCTGGGCGGCGGTGCCGCCGGCGATCAAGGAGGCGACGGTCCTGGTGACGCGGGAGCTGCGGGACCTGGAGAAGGCGGGCTTCACGCTCAGCCTGGAGAACATCGACCAGGCTGTCAACCTCTCGCCGGCGGCGTTCAGCCTCATCCAGCGGATAAAGGCTGAGTATGGCCGCAGGAGGCTGTTCGTCTGATGGTGGAGCGGAGCACGACCGTCACGGTGATCGGCGGGGAGGCGGTAGCGGCGCAGCTCCGGCAGGTGCCGGACATGCTGCGGCCGCTGTACGAGGATGCGGCTAAGTTCGGGCGCGAGGAGATGGCGAAGCGGGCGAAGCCGCACGCTGCGGACAAGGGGACGCTGGCCGAGGCCGTGACTTACGAGCTGAGCGGCGGCGGGGTGGCGCTCCATGCCCGCGTCGGCATCATCGGCCGCGGACACGGGATGCGGTCGTCGCTGGGCGGCCTGGCGCCGACGGTGAACTACGGGCGGCGAGCCGGCCTGGCGCCGCCGGTGAGGACGATAAAGCGCTGGCTGAAGTCGCACGGCTACCACGCGAACCCGAAGGCGATCCAGAGGCTGATCGCGGCGCGGGGCACGCAGGGCGTGTTCTTCCTTGAGCACACGGCGGAGGCGCTGGGGGAAAAGCTGCCGGAGATGATCCGGGAGCACGAACGGCGAATCGAGGAGCGCTGGGCGAGGCGGGCGGCGTAGGTGGGATACGAAGACGCTCGGTCCCGCATAGCGACGGTGCTGGCTACAGTCGCTATCACGTCACCGACCGCGATGGCGATCAAGAAGGTCTACGAAGACCCGCCGGCGACGGTGGAGGATCACCCTTGCTTTATCCTCTACGGCTCTGCTGGCCAGGTGGAGTGGATGGTGGGCGGAGACGCGACGGAGGAAGATCACACGGAGCGCTGCCGACTGCTACTGCAGGACTCGGACCTGGGTACGGCGGCGCGGCTAGTGCGGGCGTTCCGGGCGGCGACCATCGTGGCGTTCCAGGCTGAGAGCGGGTTGCAGAGCCACGCCACCGTCTTCGGGTTCCGCTGGGAGGAGCCGAAGGGGTTCACCTACGGCGCCCGCGACTACGCCGGCCTGGACTTCCTGATCGGCTTCCACGTGAACTCTCCGGCAACAGTCGGCGCCGTGCCCTACGACCCCGCCTGTACGCTGGGCGGGGCCGGCCTCGCCGCCGATGTGAACGGGACAAATGCGATCTACGCGTCCACCGGCGATCCAATTCAGGACTTCGACATCATCCAGATTGATAGTGAGCGGATGATTGTGGCGCGGGCATACGCTCCGTCGAACGCACTCATCCTTGGCCGCGCCTACGACGGCACCACGGTGGCGGCCCACAGCGCCGGCGCCGCGATCCTGAAAGCGGGGACAGTATGACGATCACGAAGAAGCGATACCGCGTGCTGCTGCCGGAGTCCTGGCAGGAGGCGCCGGCGAAGGTGCAACGGCTGTACCGGATCTCCTACCCGACGGACCCGGAGATCATCAAGCGCATCCAGGCGGGCGAGAGCATCGCCTTTGAGGAGCGCGGAGTGAAGGAAGTGCCAGCGGGGGCGGTGGTGGACGACGTGCCGGCCGTGAGCGTGCCTTGGCTCATTGAGCAAAGGTATCTGGAGGAGGTGGCGGATGACGCGCAAGGGTAGTCCAGACGTAGGGTTCGCCCTCTTCGACGGCCGGAGCATCCTCAGCACGCTCACCGAGATCGACACGGAGCGTGAGGTCGTGCTGGAGGACAACACCGTGCTCGGCGACGCCAACGAGGCCTGGCTGCCGGTGGGGCTGAAGCGCGGCACGCTGAGCCAGCGCGGATTCTTCGACGACGCCGCCAACTCCGTGCACGATCACTTGGTCGCCTTCGCCCAGAGGACGGCCGCGATCGCCCTGGAGGGGAACACGATCGGCAAGAAGTTCATCGGCTGGGCCGGGGCGATCACGACGAAGTACCGGCGGCTCGCCAGCAAGGGAACGCTGCACAAGGCGGAGGCGGAGTACCAGGTGACGGGGCCGGTGGACGAGGGGATCATCCTGCACGCGCACACGCAGGAGACGACGGCAGGGAACACCGAGGGCGCGAGCTCCGTGGACAACCTGGGGTCGAGCGCCAACGGCGGCGCCGGGTACGCGGAGGTGTCGCAGCTCACGCTGGGCGGCTACACGAACGTGGCGCTGAAGGTCCGGCATTCCGCGGACGATGTGACCTACGCGGACCTGATCGCGTTCACGGCGATCACGGCGGCGCCGGCGGGCCAGCGGCTGACGGTCGCGGGGGTAATTAATCGCCACTTGGCCAGCTCGTGGGCCTACGGGGGTTCGGGATCGGGCCAGAGCGTGACGTTCGTCGTAGGGTTCGCGCGCGGCTAAGAAAGCTCAACAGTAAAGGCAGCACACAGGGGCCGCCCTTCGGGGCGGCTTCTGGCATTCCAGAGGAGGTTAGGAGATGGCCCGAGTAGGATGGGACGTTCTGGCGATCAGTCTGGATAACCCGACTTCGCCGGCGGACATCAGCGCCTATGTCACGGAGATCGACGGGCTGGAGCGCGAGATGGTCCTCCAGGACGTGACGGCGGCGGGAGACGACGACGAGGCGCACGCCCCGGTAGGGCTGAAGCGGGCCGGCCAGGTCACGCTCAGGGGGCCGTATGACGACGCCGCGGCCAGCCTGAACGGCGTCGCGCTGAACCTGGTCGGCGTGGCGGCGAGTTCGACGCTGCTGATCACCTGGAAGTCTGGTAAGACCTCCAGCGTGGAATGCTGGCTGTCGAAGATCAGCCGCAAGCCGGTCAAGGGCGCCTTTCACGGCGTCGAGGTGATCCTGCAGACGACGGGCGCGGTGACGGAAGTCTAGCCGGGCGACGGCGTTAATGGGAGCGGACGAAGCGGGCTACGGCTCGTCAACGGAAGGGTGGGGCTTTATGGCGAAGGGTCCGAAGATGCCGATCAAGACGGTGACGGCCGCGCTGGACGATGAAGGCTACCCCGGATTCGAGATCGACGTGCGCACCAACGCGCCGCCGCGGCTGATAAAGCGCTATTTCGGGCTCAGCAAGAAATCGCCGGAGGGCGAGGCGGAGGAGATACTGCTGCAGCTCTTTCCGGGCTGGCGGCTCTACGACGGCGAAGGCAAACGCATCCCGCACAGCACGGCCGGGTTCGAGGAGATCCCCGGCGACCTGGTGGCGGCGATGCTGAAGGTGCGAACGGCGGTGATCCAAGAGGGGGCCATGCCCGGCCCTTTAGAGAGCGGCTCATCGACGAAGGGATCGCCCGATACCACGGCTTCCCCGACGCCGAAGGCGGGGACGGGGGAAGGATAGGGTACACGCTCTGGGCGGTCCGGCGGGTCGCCAAGGCGTACAGCGTGCCGCCGTGGACGCTAATGGATGTGCCCGAGGACGAGCTGGCGGCGGAAGCGGAGCTGCTGGAGGTTGAGGACGAGATCGTGAAGCAGATCAGAGAGCAGCAGCGGGAGTAGGGGATGCCGGCCGTACTGGAGATCGTCATCAAGGGCCGGGACCAGTTCTCGGGCCCCGTGGGCAAGGCCACGGTGAGCCTGGGCTCAATGGTCAAGACGGGCGCTGCCGCAGCAATCGGCTTCGGCGGCATGGAGGCCGCGATGATGGGCGCCAAGAACGTCATCGTCAAGTCCATAGGTGCGGCCGCCGCCTACGAGCACCAGATGGCCCAGATACGCGCCCTGACCGGCGCTACGGCAGAGGACACCGACTTCCTCAAGGGCTCCATTCGGGACATGCAGAAGACGATGCCCAAGTCGTCAGCGGAGCTGGGCGCCGGCGCCTACTTCATCCTCTCATCGGGCATCACGGACGCCGCCGACGCCGCCGACGTGCTGGAGATCGCCGCGAAGGCGTCCACGGTCGGCCTGGGCGACACCGCCGTCGTCGCCGACGCCCTGACGACGGTGCTGAACGCCTACCAGATGGAGGCGGGCCAGGCCGGCCGGGTGACGGACGTCCTGATGCAGGCGGTCAAGGACGGAAAAGCTGAAGCTGATGCATTTTCCGGCGTCCTGGGCCGCGTCGTGCCTATCGCCTCGCAGATGGGCATCAGCTTCGAGGAGGTGGCCGCGAACATGGCCACGTTCACGCGGCTGGGCGTGTCGGCGGAGGAGGCGGCCACCGGCCTGCGCGGCGTGATGGTGCAGCTCCTCAAGCCGTCAGAGGAGGCGAAGGAGCTGCTGGCGAGCGTCGGCATGTCGATGGAGCAGGTCCGTGAGCAGGTGCGCGAGAAGGGGCTGCTCTCCGTGCTGGACATGCTGATGAAGAAGTTCGCGGGCAACGAAGAGGCGATCTCCACGCTGTTCCCCGACGTGCGCGGGCTGACGAACGTGCTGGCGACGGCGGGCGTCCAGGGCGACGCCTACGCGGAGATTCTCGGGAACATGGACACGGCCACGGGAAACCTGGACCGGGGCTTCGAGGAGGTCTCCGACACCACCCAGTTCAAGATGCAGAAGGCGATGAACGACCTGAACGTCGCCCTGCAGGAGCTGGGGGCGGAGACGCTGCCGCTGGTGGCGTCGGCAGCGACGACGGCCTCGGATGCCATTGCCGTGCTAGCCGCGATGGCGCGGGTAGCGAAGGGCGACGTCAGCGGCTTCGATGAGCAGACCGGACTGTCGGCCGAGGGCCTGGCGAAGATGGCCGAGAAGGGTCTGGACTTCCTGGGGGTGCTGGGAGGTCCAGACTTCCAGAATCTGGTTCTGTTTAAGGATGCCATCAAGGAGATCGTAACCGGCAGCCGCGATTTCGGCGGTATAGAAGAGGCAGCGATTCACGCCAGCGATCTGGCGATCTCAGCCGGCGAGACGGCCCGCGAGATCACCGGAATGCAGCGCCGGGCGCAGGAGATGGCGGGCGCGCTGGAGGACGAGCTGAACCCGGCGCTGGCGGCAGCCGCCGAGGAGGCCGGGAAGGCGAGCGAGCTGTTCAAGGACTTCACGTCGGGCATTCAGGACGGGCTCAGCGAGGTGATGCCGGACGTCGACGAGAGCTTCGGCGACTGGAAGCAGCGGCTCACGGACCTGGGGCAGGACTACTCAACGATGGAGGGGAACCTGCAGGTCATCATGGACGCCTTGGTCAAGCAGCATGTGCGCGGCGTCGACGACATCATGGCCGTCGTGCGGACGCAGGGGCCGGAGTTCGCGGCCGACTTCGCCCAGTTCTTCCGGGACGATCCGATCGCGGCGGCGAAGACGCTGCAGCAGGTTATGCCGGGCATCATGCGGGCGGCCGCCGAGACGGCGATCGCCAAGGTCGTCGCCGCCACCTCGAAGTTTAACGAGGCATGGCAGACCAACGTCATCGGCGCCCTCAACGCATTGCCGGAGAAGACGCGCATCAGCATTGTGGCTGACGTCGACCCGGAACTCTGGCTCGCGGCGGCGGCGGTGGAGCGAATCAAGCTCTCTTCCAGCGAGCTTGGCATCAGCTCGCGCTTCTGGGTCGCCCCCCACGCCGGCGGCGGGACGGTGCGTTCGGCGCTCCAGCTCGTGGGAGAGCGGGGGCCGGAACTGGTGGCGCTACCGCAGCGCAGCGAAGTCTTTACGGCCGACCAGACGCGGGCGATGCTGGCCGGCCGCAGCGGCGGGCCAGCGCGCGATGAGGCAATGTTGGCCCGAATGATCGGGGACGCCGTCGCGAAGCAGATCGCCGGGCTCTCGATCACGCTGGACGGGCGTGAGGTCGGGCGCGTGCTGTCGCCGCGGTTCGCCGGCGCCGCATCGCTCATCGGAAGGGGAGGCTGATGCCAATCACGCTGCAGTTCGTCGACAAGATCGACGCCGCGCCGACGACGCGCCTTGACCTGAACGACGGCACCAAGTGGCTCTTCCAGCGGAAGCCGTTGCCGGACCTGTCGCCGCCGCCGCTCAAGCGCGCTGTCGTCTCCACGCTGATGCGGCAGGGCGCGAAGATCGTCGCCTCCGCCTACGACAACCGGGTCCTGAAGTTCGACCTGGTGGCGCAGGCAGCGACGGAGGACCTCCTGGCCACGGAGCTGCAAAAGCTCAACCGGGAGCTGGACCGGGCGAACAACATCCTAAAGTACCAGCCTATCGGTGCCACCAACCCCGTCTACTTCCGCACGTTCCGCTCGCCGGGCTACTCACTGAACGTCGAGAGCGAGCCGGTGTTCCGGGTGCGCCTGGGCCTGGAGCTGCTGGCGGAGCCGTTCGCCTACGGCGAGCGGGTGACGCTGAACAGCGTCACCGTGAACAATGATCCGGCGGCCGGGAGCAACCCCTGCTACTGGGACGTGACGGGGGTGACAGGGGACGTCCCGACGCCGGCGTTTCTCAAGTTCGCCGCGTCACCTTCGGTGGCGAATCAGCGGATGGCTCTCGGCGTCAGGCGACACGGGACGCCCGGCGGCGTCTATCCACTACAGGCGGAGGGGATGACGCTCGGCACGGACACCACGCTGCCCGGGAACGATGCCGCCATGAGTGGCGCCGGCTCCAACTACGCGCGCACGTCCTTCGCGACGGCGACGATGCAGACGCGCCTCACCGCGGCGAACTTTCCGGTGACGGCGGCGGGGCAGTCCGTCGAGTACCGCGGGACGTACCGCATCTTCGCCCGCGTCCGGCATAGCGTCGCCGGCGACACCATCAGGATCAAAATGACCTATGGCCCGACCGGGATCGCGACGGAGCCGGTCACGCTGCCGAACCAGACCTGGCTCATGTGGGTAGACCTGGGGCTGGTTCGCCTCCCGGCCAGCGTTGACGACCCTGTGTCGGGCGAAGGCTACTCGAACGTCCCGAACGCAGCCAGGATAATGAGCCTGAACTTTCAGGCCGAGCGGGTGAGCGGAAGCGGGAACTTGGACTGGGACGTCGTGCTCGCCGTTCCGGCGGACGAGGAGCTGGCGATCATCGCCTGGCCGACCTCCACGTCGGACGCGATCATCGATGGGCCCAATGACTCGGTTTACTCGCGCCTGGCCAGCGCCTCGGATTCGCTCTACACGACGGCGCCGATCCCGCGCGCCGGGTCGATACCCCTCCTGTCGCCAAACCAGACGAACCGGATCGCCTTGCTCGTGAACGTCGGCGGCGATCTTCAGGCCGACGACCTTGCGGACAGCGCGGCCGTGGTGCTCTCCTACTGGCCTCGACATTTGTATGTGAAGCCTTAGAGGCCCATGACTTGCATGTCTACCGACGCCCGGCCGATTACCGACCGCGCAGGCCGTGGATCGGCACCGTCCCTGTTCCGCCGGAGCCCCCGCCGACCACGGGGTACGAAGGCGTGACAGTCCTCAATGTCCCGCTGGCCGTCCGCCTCTCTACGGGGCGCAGGGATATCCACGTCTCGGCCGATGTGCGCGAACTGGCGTTCCGCTCGGCCGTGCCCGGCGGATTCGCGTCCTGCGAGATCAGGCTGGACCGCCCGCTGCGGGTCGACCCCGAGGAGATCGCGATCTACGGCAAGCTCTACGTCTACGACGGGCGCAGCGGCGAGATCGCCTGGCAGGGGCGTATGGAGGACCCCGGCCGCGGCGCCGGGCCCGACGGCGAGATATGGAGCCTGCGCGCGGTGGGCCCGGCCGCCCACGCCCGCGACCGCACGGTGCCGCTGATCTACGTCGAGCGCTCGCTTGAGCGCTGGTTCCGTAGCGATATCTCCGACAAGGGCGGCGAGGATCAGGTTCGGATCGAGAGCACCGACGCGCCAATTCTGGAGCTTCAGTTGCCGCAGGGGATGGACCTGCCGAACGGCTACCACTTCGGGCGCTGGTACAGGGACATCGCGGAGGCCGGCCAGAAGCTGGCGCGCTTCGCCTACAGCCACGTTGAGGGCGTCGCCTCGGTGAATACGCAGGTCATGTCAGTCGTCCAAACCGCTTTCGCCGGCGGCCCCTCAAGGGTGGCCGTGTTCACGGACAATTTCACGACGAGTCCCGTAGCGCGGGCGGCCGTCGTCGTAACGGACTTCACGAACGCACGGGACATCGTAGAGCTGCGCCTTGACCGTGGCGGCGCTACCACGGTGGTCGCGAGCAACACTGTCTGGAGCGAGATCAGCGGGATCGTTGTCCGCGCGCTGTTGCTGACGAAGGCCGGCGCGGAGATCACGACAGGCTATACGCTCAACACCGTCCTGGCGTCGGAGGTCGTGGCGGACCTCCTGGGACGGCTGCTCGGCCAGTTCGACGGAGCCAACGCCAGCATCGCGGCAACGACCTACGCCATCGAGCAGCTCGCCTATCCCGATGGCGTGACGCCGGCGCAGGTCCTCGACGACCTGATCGCGCTCGAGGGTGACCACTACTGGGCCGCATGGGAGGACACGGCGGCCGCCAAGGCCCGATTCGAGTGGCGTGCCTGGCCGACGACCGTCGCCTACGAAGCGGATACGGCGCACGGCTTCGATTCGCCCGGGTCCGCCGGGGATCTCTACAACGCCGTCAGCGTGCGCTGGCGCGACGCGCTCGGCCGCATCCGGCGAACCCGGCGGACCGCGACCGTCACCGCTCTGGACGACGCTGGGCTGACGCGAGAGGCGCCCCTGGACCTGGGCGACGACGCGGGCACGACCACGAACGCGGAGCGCGCCGGCGACGAGTTTCTGGCGCAGCACTCCTCGCCGCCGAACGCGGGCGAGCTCACCATCGCCGCGCCGATCCTGGACGCCGAGGCGGGGCGGATGGTCGATCCCTGGCTGATCCGGCCGGGGAAACTGATCCGCGTCCGCGATATCGAGCCGCGGGTCGATGCCCTCAACGCGACCGATCGGGACGGCGTGAGCGTCTTCCGGGTTGTCGCCGTGGCCTACGACGCGGCGCGGAACGAGGCGCGGCTGTCGCTCGACTCGTCGCCGCTGCGGCTGGAGGAGATGCTCGCGGCCGCGGGCGGCGCGACGGACAAGGGAAGGCGCAGGCGATGAGCCGCATCGTCTTGACCGGCACCCCTACGACGCTCTACCGCCCGCGTGCGCGTGACCTGCCCGCGGACCGCGACCTGTCGTTCTCGCACTTCGAGTACGTGGACGCTAGCGGGCTCGACCTCTCGGCGTACAACCTCTCGTACACCGACTGGTGGTGGTGCAACTGCGACGGCGTGAGGCTGCCGGTGGGCGGCACGGCCTGGCTGCTGTCGCGGGAGACTTCGTGGACGGGCGCGATCCCGCCAGCCGATCTGAGGGCCAACGCCATCAGCCATGACCTGCTGATAGAGGCGTACCGGCAGGGGCTCGCCTTGATGCCCGCGAGAGACCAGCCGGTCGGCAACACCATCCTCAACTACCTCAGCCGGAACTACACGGCCTGCCTGTCTGATGGGGTGAAGTACGCCCTCTCGCAGGGCTACACCGCCGCAGACCTTCGGGCTCTTGTCCAGGACTCGCCGCTTCTACGCCCTGATCTGGATGACCAGCTGAACAAGCAGACAGCGCCCGGCGGGCTCGTCGACTTCAAGGCGGGGCGGGCCGCACTCCCAAACGGACTGGACTTCGACGACGGCTCGCCGTTGTCCATCGCGCCCGCTATCCGGCGTGACCGCTGGCGGCTGGCGCGGGCGCTGGAGGCGCTGCTGGAGAAGCTGTACGGGGAGCCGTGGCGGGTGCTGGTCAAGCAGGTAGCGCCGTTCCCGCTCATCGAGGCAGGGCTGAAGAACCTCACGGGGAGCTTCCTCTAGTGGCCATCCTGCTGCACGGCGGCAACCACCTGTGCGCTGACCGGATAGCATCGCTCGGCCCTGCCATCATCCCCTGGCAGAACATCGCTGGGAATTCCCCCTTTACGATGGAACCCTTTCACCAGGTTTCGGGGCAAGAGGGGCTGGCTTCGTGGCGGGTTGCGGGCTTCAGCGTCAACGGCGGGAACAACCTCACCATCAGCGGCGATTGGGTCTACCTGCAAGTCCTCTTTAATCTTGCAGCAGTTGAAGCCGCCAGCGAGTGGTCGATGTTCTGGACAGCGGACGACGCTGATACAGGGACGTCGTATGCCGTAGGAGTCAGGGAGACCGGCGGCATCATTACCTTAGGACTGTGGAAGCGCGCTGGAGCCGTCGCAGCTCCTCCGACCTATACGAACCTAGCCTACGGAGCGACCACGCTCTCCCTGAGCACCATCTACCGGCTGAACATAGGCGTGAGCATGATAACCGATAGTGGTCATGCCGACTACCGGCGCATCAAGGTCTGGCTGGACGCGGCGGCGGACTCCAACCCCCACGACGGGGGCTCGGCCACGCCGGAGATTAACCACCGGGACACCGCCTGCGTTGCTTCCACGCAGTTCTCGCTCATCCAGCAGGAGATTACGCCAGGGAGCGCGAAGACCCACACCGGTATCACTGTCAGTTACGCCCACGGGACGTACAACGACGACGGCGGCAGCGACGACACCCTGAAGGGGCTGCTGGGCGTGGACTGGGGGACGAACGGCTACGTCCCCTACGCCGACGTCACCAGCCCGAACGACTACGTGCTCGACCACACCGGCACGGCGGCGGGGATGACGGCGGGCGAGACCGGCGGGAACGCCTGGTTGGAGGACACCGACGAGAGCTGGGGCGCAACCGAGTGGGTGGGGGCGACGGTGACGGTTGGGGCGAGTTCGATGGTGGTGACGAGCCAAACCGGCACGAACAACCGCATCCTGAACGGCACGGGAGCGTGGACGGGCGGGACGCCATCGAGCGGTCAGGCATGGGACGTGGTTTCCGCCCCGACCTCGCACAAGAAGTACCGGGGCATCGACGACAAGTGGGAGAAGAACCCCGGCCCCGCCTCCAGCCCGCGCACGACGTCGGAGAGCGGCAGTATCTATGGTCAGGCAGGGGGCAACGAGCAGATGGTGGCGATGGCCGACGCCGACTTCGTGACGGGCTCGCCGCAGTCCATCGACGCCGTGGACGTCTTCACGGACATCGACCTGAGCTACACCCTCTACTCGGAGGGGAACTCAGCGGCGCGCTCCACGAGCGGCTCCGCGCACAACGACTACATGGCGGCGATGCCCTGGGGCGGCGCCTGGACGGTGGCGGCGTTCCAGGCGCTACGGGTGAAGTTCACCTACCCCACCTCCTGCAACTGGCTGCTCATGGAGGTCGCGGGGCACCGGCTGAAGGCGCAGGCAGCGAACGATAACGCGGCGGCAGACCACGCGGACGAATCGCCGTGGAGCGCGGCGGCCAGTCTCGTGATCCCGCGACGGGCGAACGCGCTCCTGACGATGTAGGAAGGGGAAAACCAACGATGGGACGGACGTACACAGTCGAGTTCGAGAACGTGGCGGTGAGCGCGGCGCAGGACTTCTTCGAGGTCAACCCCGCCGCCAACAAGCCCTGTCGCATCCTCGACTTCGAGATCGCCCAGATCAGCGATATGGGTGACGCCGCCGAAGAGGGGCTGCGGCTGCAGGCGATCCGCCTTCCCGCTACGCCAACCAGTGGGAGCGGCGGTTCCTCCGCCACGCCGCGGCCATGCGATCCGAACGACGCCGGCGCCGGCTTCACCTGCGAGATCAACAACACGACGCTGGCGACGACGACGGGCACGGCCAACAAGATGCGGTCGATGGGCATGAACAACCGGGTCGGTTACGGCAGGCAGGAGGTGCCGGAGGCGCTTCAGCGAGTTGAGAACGGCCAGCTCTGGGTGCTTCGCCTGCTAGCGGCGCCTGCCGACGCGCTCACAATGTGCGGCACGATCACCGTGAGGGAGGACTAGCGATGAAGGGACTGACGTTCTCCGGCCCCGACGATCCCGTGATCCCCGGCAACATCCGCAAGGCCCTGGCGCCGCTGGATGTCGAACGGCAGGCGGCGTACATCAGGGAGCACAACGAGCGTTGGGCCATCGTCGGCCAGTGCAAGGTGTGCGGGCGCGACCTGATCACCGAGGAGGTCCAGCCGCACAGCTTCAGCCACGTTTCGGACGGCATCCGTTCGGTTGCGCGGATGATCGCTGAACTGACGGACGGCCAGAGGGACGAGCTGTTCGAGTTCTTCGGGATCGGCCCAAAGTAGGGTGAAGGAGGAAAGCCATGTTCGACAGCCTAGAGAAGTTCCAGCGGGGGCAGGAGTTCGTGGACATCGCCCTGGATCTGCAGCGCGAGGGCAAGCGGCTGCAGTCGCTGGGCGAGGCGATCCGCAACCTCGAGGACGAGCCGCTGCTCCAGGTGGGGACGCAGCTCGCCATGACGAGGGCGGCGGTGACGGCGATACAGGCACGGATGACCGCGGCGATCGCGGCGCTCGGGACGGACGCGAGCGACTGATGAAGGGGCTCGATCTCAGCTTCGCCCAGCCGCCTGCGTCCTGGTGGACGGCCCGCTACGCCGAGGGTTGGCGGGTCGCCGTCGTCAACCTCTGGACGGGCCTGGCCAGCCCCACGCCGGCGCGGGCGAACCTGGCGAACGCACGGGCGGCGGGCTTCAGCACGGCCGGCTACACCGTCGTCAACATGCAGTCCGCGGCCACGGCGGTCAACAAGGCGGTCGGCGCGGCCGGTGCCGAGTGGGGCCACCTGGACTTCATCTCCGTGGACGTGGAGGTGCCGACGACGCCGGCGATCGTCCGGCAGGCGGTCGATGGCCTGCGCGCCCTCGGCAAGAAGGTCTGCATCTACACCGGCGGCTGGTTCTGGAACTGGTTCATGCTCCAGCAGGGCGGCAACTTCGACTTCAGCGACGTGCCCGCCTGGCTCGCGGACTACGACAGCAGCCCCGCCCTAGACACCGCGAGGCTGGGGCGGCTCGGGTCCGTCATCGGCAAGCAGTACCGGGGCACGACGCAGCTCGCGGGCTACGCCGTGGACCTGAACACGTTCGGCGATGGCTTTATCACAGGACAGGAGGACGAACACATGACGAAGCAGGAACTGGCGGACCTGTTCAGGGCGGCAGCGCTGGACGGGCTGATCGGTGCGGACAACGCCATCGTGGGCCGCACCAAACTCCGCGCCATCATTGACGCGCAGGCGGCGGAGATCGCGGCGCTGAAGGCGCGACCAGTGGGGGCGGGCGTCACCCTGGCGCAGGTGCGGGCCGAGATCGAGGGCGCGACCCTGAGGGCCAAGGCTTAGGTCGATGGGGAGTACAAGGGCTGCCCAAACCCGCGCTGCCCGAAGCTCGTCGAGAAGGCATGGCGGTTCTGCGCCTGGTGCGGGAAGCGACTGAAGTGACGTGCTGGCACTGGCAGCGGACACCGGCGTCGTCGCCGCCTACGTCGTCGGAGGTCTGGGCGTGCTAGCGGCCTTCGTGTCGGGCGCTCTGGCGATCGCCCGCGGCCGTAGCAACGGCAGCGATCATGCCGGGCGATCCGTCGCCGATGCCGCCGCCGGGGCGGCCACCGTCGGCGACTGGCAGAAGTGGATCGCGGAGATCGTGGTGAAAGCCAACGCGGAGACGCTCGGGCCATTCCTGCGGGAGGTCCAGCGCCACAACAAGGCGATGGAGCGGAGGCTGACGCAACTCAATCGCATCGTCATCAAGATCGTGAAGGAGCGGGAGGAGGAACGGCGATGAACGAGCGAATCGGGCTGGCGTTGTTTGGCCCCGGCGGGTTGCTGAGGGTACGGAGCCTGCTGGCCTTCGCCATCGTGGGTGCGGCGATCTACCTCGCGGTGAAGGGTGAGATTCCGCCAGACCAGATGAAGACGCTGGGCGAGCTGGTGGTAGGCTTCTACTTCATCACTCGCGCCGCCGAGAAGGCGAATGGCTCCTGACGCGACGCCCTCGGAGCCGCCCACCTGCCTGAACTGCGGCGCCGCCAAGACG